GACCAAAACGGCGACCTGCCTCGCCAAGCAATCGGATCGTCACCATCAGCCTGCCCTCCGCACAACCATGTAACTATTCTCGCGGAAATATCCGCTGTAGGAAGTCGTCCCAGACAACCTGCCGACCAAATGTTGGTATAGCTTGTTGGCAGCGGGGTCCTCCACTACCGCGACGTGATTACAGGCAGTCTGATTGCGAATCCTGAAAAGGATCACATCTCCACGCACCAGATCCACGCCAGCAGGCAGCTTGACAAAACCTTCGGCGGCAAAGTTCTGCTCAAAAAACACAAAGCCGGGCTTTGACCATTCGCCCTCGTAGCGGCGCGGATAGTCGCCCATTTCGACGCCCATCTGCTGCTTGTACCAGTCCCGCACGGCGGAATAGCAGTCATAGACGCCGTAGTTCCATGGGCGCTCCAGCAGCCCTGCGTCTTGGGACGGATCCAGCCAGAACGCTTCGCTGCCGCTGCAGTTCCAAACCGCGTAAGGCAGGTTCAGCGCTTTGCACGCCTTGATGTCAGCTGGGCTGAAGCCGCTGTACTTGGCGTGGCTGTGCCAGCAAGCCTTGGCATCATCCAGGTAGTCAGCGGTGTTTTGGGCGCTGATGGCGAAAGTGTCTGGCTCGTTGCTGGTGTTTTCGCATTCCACCACCGAGCCGTCCAGCAAGATGAACCCGCATGTCTCCTTCGGGTATGCACGTTCTGCATAAGTGCGCATCGCCAACCGCTGCTCAGCGGTAAGCGGGTTTTGCCACTGGGACAGCATCAGCCTTGTGAGTCAACGAGACCAGGAAAACCGCCAAAAGGCAGGCGACTTGTAGAGCCAAAACGCAGTTGGCAGCTGCTTAGCCGCTTGCCGCAGACATCATCAGCGACATCCGTGACTGAATTGTCGTTTGCGTCAAAGTAATCAGTGCCGTCGTAGTGGCAGCCGATGTCGCTCTTGTAAATCCATTGGCACTGCTCACGCAACAGCCGCCGACCAGGCAAACTCCGACCTTCTAGATCAAAAGGCACCGCCAGCTGAAACGTCACCGCCAGCTTGTTTTCGCTGGACTTCTGCTCAACAACCCACTCGTCTGGTCCCCAGTAGGCGTCAGGGTCCGCACCAGGAGTGCCGTCCAGATACGTCGTCAACGTGCGGATTCGGCTGACGCTGGCACCAACCAAATCGCTGTAAGTATTGGTCAGCGCTGTAATCGCCAAGCCGACGTTGGCAAACGTGATGCTGGGACGCTCCAGCTTGCCGCTGGTGTTCAGCTCAAAACCGCTCGCCTGCATTGGCACTGCGGTGTAAGTGTTGCTGTCGTAGGTGATGTCGTCACCGTCAGTATCTGACCAGTTGCAAAAGCGATAGATCGACTGATCAGTCGATCCAGCAGGCAGCAGCGTTGAAATGTCCAGAGTGAAGAGGTCAATGACCTCCGGCATCTGGGTCTTAAACGTCTCGGCAACAGGTGGTGTCTGCGTCATACGAACACCCGCTCCAGTTCAAATGCAATCGTCATAAACGAAGAGCTGACTGGTGTCATTGACCAGCCATCGCGCACGATGTAATCACGGGCAGCCAAGGTCAGCGTGACCTCGACGACTGTGCCGTTGGTGATGTCAACTGAGGTCAACAGACCAGTCGCCAAGTTGGCGGTGTAATTGCTAGGACGGCTGTAGCCACTGAGCGTCAGCGTGCTGATGTCCTTGTAGCCCAAATCCAGCACGCCGCTGGCAAACGGACGAGAAAACGTCTTGGTAGACATTGGAGCGGTCCACTCCACTGCCGAACCACGCAAAGTCAACAGATAACTTTCGATGGAATAGGCATCCGCGTAAGGCATTGGAGAAGTCTGGCACTGCCAAACTTCACGGTCAGTATTTAGTCCGTCGGTCAACAGTTGGACGTAGCCGTCGCCAAACGTTGCCTGCTGACGACGTTGGCTGCGTTTGACCACTGGTGTCGCCTGTGCCAGTGGTATGTCGTTGAAAGCGATGTAAGCCATTAACGCAAGACCCCTCCGCTACGACGCTCGTTGACCAGCGTTGACATCACGATACCTTGAACTTGATTGGCGATCTGTTTTTGTGCAGCAGGGCTAAGTTGCTCGCCAGTGTTTTGAACGTTGATATTGATAGCGCCAACCTGAACGCGGTTACCGCCACCACCACCTCGCGGGACAAAGATCTCAGGTCCTCGTTCTCCAACCATGTAGTTGGAACCAGCAGAAACTGGACCGCCGTTAGCCCTAGGCTGAGCACCATAAATGCCGCGAAACTGAGCGCCAAAGCTCTCCATAAAGGCTTGGCGATTCCCGCCAAAGTTGCCGATGCCCGACATTGCAGCCAAGAACAACGGGTGAAACGGCAGGAACTTGCCGCCCAAATCAATCATGTGATTCGGGATGATCTGACCACTGCGACCAGGGCGGAAATATTCGGGACCGTTCTCCCCGACCATGTAGCCCCTGCCAGCACCAACGCGACCGCCGCCTGCTCTGAAGCCGCTGAAGCCGCCCAAGCCCTTGAGCGATCCCCCAATACCAGTCAAACCAGTCGCGCCTGCGTAGCTGGCACCAGCAGCAGAACCGCCAATCCCCATCGAAACACCGCCGCTCAATGCGCCTTTGCCGCTCAATGCGGCGCCGACAGAAGCGCCAGGGCTCAATGCACTGGTCAGCAACCCGAGCAAGCCCTGAGCGGCTGCCTGGGCAGCCATCTTCAGCAGGTTGTTGATGATCTGGTTCGACATGCTGCGGAAGGCGTCCGCGATGCTTTGCGTGCCTTGCATGACGTTGGCAACCATCTGAGCAAAGCTGTCAGTGGTGATGCCGATTGCCTTGCCTAAATCCTCGACCGGATTTTTAGCAGCAGCAAACTCCAGGCTGGCAATAGCTGCATCGCCCAGCGTTTTGGTAAGCGCTGAAGTTTTGTCTGCTTGCTGGTCAATGACCTGACCAAGCTCCCTGCCCAGCTGAATATCGACCAGCTGCAGTTCGATACTGCGAGCAGTAGCAGCGTTTTTCAGGACAGTGGCATCAGTGACGCCTTTGGTCAGTTCCGCGTATTTGCGGTCAATTTCAAGGCGCTGAACGTCAGCCTCAGCCCTGACGCGATCCAACTCGCCCTGCTGAGTTTCAACCGTCAGCCGATTCCTTGCCGCGAAGAGGAACTCCTCGGATTGCTTTTGAAGCTGAGCCAGGCGGTCTTTTGCCTTCTTGTCTCGGTCGCCAGCGGTAGGACCACCGGTCAATCCGCCACCAGCTGATTCGCTCTTCTTCTCAACCTCTTTGATCTTGGCGAGCAGGTCGTCGTAGTTTTTCTCGATTGCATCCCGGCGGCTCTTCAGCGATCGCTTGATCCGGTTGGACCCTGCAGTAGCGATCCGCTTGTCGAGCTTGTCGATTTCGTCCTGATAGGTCTGGAGCTTTTCGTAGCCTTCAGTGATCGTTTTGTTGCCCTTTTCGATTTCACCTCTGAAGCGATCGGCGGCAGTAGCGGATTGATAAAGAGCAACGCCCAACGCTGATACGCCAGCCGCCAGAGCAACCCAAGGACCCGCCGCAATCAATTTGGCAGCGCCAAGCGCTTTCAGTAGCCCGATCGTGGTGTTCAATGCTGGCGCCAGGGTCACGAGCGCAGCAGTCACGCCAGTGATTCCAGCAGCAAAAGCTTTAACAGGACCCGGCAGATCTAAGAAGTTCTGAATGGCGCTCGTCAGCGCCTTCAACAGCGGCGTAAAGGCAGGCAGCAGCTCAGTGCCGATTGCCGCCGACAATTCCTTTTGAGCCTTTTGGAACTCACGAAGACGTCCTGCTGTGCTGTTGAAGGATTCTTCGAGCTCTTCTGCTCCTTGCTTTTTAATGTTGCGCAGCGCTTGGATCAGGACAGGAGCACTGACCTTGCCTTCCGCTGCTAGCGCCTTTACTTCGCCCCTTGAAACCCGAAGGATCTTTGCGACGGCATCAATGACCTGCGGCGTTGCCTCGTTGACTGCCCTGAATTCTTCACCAGCCAAACGCCCGGAACCAAGCGCCTGGTTCAACTGGAGCTGCGCCGATGCCGCTTCTTGCGCCGTGACCTTGTTGATAGCAAGGACAGTATTGAAGCCTTCGTAGACGTCCTTAATCTCCGCCAGGCTTGCGCCCTGCGGTCCAAGGCGGTTGCCCAGGTCAATCAGCGAAGTGAGCGTGTCAGCCTGAGTCAGCCGGAATGTCCGGGCGGATTGCGCGGCTACGCGCTGGATGCCATCAAGCTGCCCAAATCGCTTGACCAGAAGCTCCGCTCGCTTCTCGGCGTTCTCAAGCTCGACAGCAACGCCGATTGTTCCGCGCAGAGTTCGGAAGCCTGCGTAGGCAGCAACAAGACCGCGAACGCCCTGCGTCTGTTCTCTTATCCCTCTTGTCTGTCGCTCAAGATTTCGCGCGAGAAGACGCGTTGTCACGGTCACTCGCCGCTGAGCCTTAGCGAGTGCTTCTTCTTGCTTCTGTAGTGCAGCAGCGGCTTTGCGAGTAGCCCGCAAAGGGTTAATCGCCTTGGCGGCATTGACAATCAGTTCAACTCTGGACTGAGCGTCTGCCACCGCTGCTATCGCTTACAGATACATCAATGCTATCTGCGCCGCATTTGGGAGCGCTGCGCCTCCCTTTTCTCGCGGTCGTTTTTCAGCTCGTAATAAGCAGCGTAGTAGAGCAGTTCAGCGTCGGTCAGCTCAGTGCGCAACCGACTGACCGTCATCCCAAGCTCGCAGGACAGGAAGAACTCAAAGTTGAGCCAGTTGTCCTGCTTCAGTCGTTTTTTGCTTCCTCCAGGCTGAGGTCTTCACCCAAGCCAAACAGGAACAGCTCCAGTTCGTTCAGGACAGACTCAGGCAACATGCGCTGCAGCTTGGCGGCATCAGCAGAGGCAAAAGCCTTGCTGCCATCCTGCAGTTCTGCCATCTGGCACAGCATTTGAGTGCTGATGTCCAGGGCGTCTTCAGTGCCAGCCAATGCCTGTGCCTTCTTTCTGTCGGCACGGGTGATGGGCTTGAAATAAAGATCGACGACGGGGTTGCCGTCGCCGTTCTTGAGAACAAATTTGCGGCGCTGGTTAAGGTCAAAAGCCTCAACCAGCATGTCTACGGTCCGCTTTGATGCTGACATCAGGGCTTATTTAATCGCCCTGACTATACACCTCATCACTCAAGGTTGCCGGTGATAGCACCGCTGGTGACGAAGTTGCAGCTAACAACAACCAGATCTCCGACAGTAGAACTGATCTCCATGTCGGTGATGATGCCAGCGAAGCTGATCGAATCAGTCCCGCTGGTGGTGCCGGTGGTAAACAGCTCGAAAGTGGCATCTGCAGGATCAGCAGTGGTCAGCACGTCTTCCAGGAAGCCAGCTTGACCAGTCGCGTCGGGGTCATAGACCAGCTCGACAGTGCCAGAGCCGGAGATCAGGCTGCCAACAAAGGAACGGAAGGTGTCGCCGTGGTCGGTGACATCAAGGGTTTCTTTGGTGGTGGTCAGGCTCCAGCTACGGGTGCCGACGATGGTTGCGTTAGTAGTACCAGCAGCGTCGAACTGGACTGCGCCCTGTTCGCCTCGAAGGATTGCCATGGGTCAGAGTTCCTCGATGGATTCAAAGGTCACACGGACCTGGGTTTGAAAGTAGCCCTCGGGAGCTGGTGAAGCCAGTGCCTCTGGACCTGTGGGAGCGTCGAAGAAAACCCCCGACACATTGACCCTATTGTAAAGATCACGGATTCTTTTTCCGATTGTGTAGTTGGCGCCAGGACCAACACCAGGGGCAGAGAAGATGTTGATTGTCAGCAAGCCGAAGATGCGGTTTTGGCTGTTGGTGGTGCTGCCTTGGCTCAGGTATTCGTTAGCGCCAAAGGTGGTCAGGCATTGCACCCAGCTTGAAGCTGGCGTGGGTTCAAATGCCATGTTGTGAAAGACCACCGGGATGGCAGGGCTTTCAGCTAGCTCAGTAGCGAGCCGTCCTTCGATGACAGCGCGGACGGTGTTGAGGTTGGTGGCTGCCATCAGTTGCCCCTAACGATTGCTCTCATCAGTTTGGGGACATCTTTGGTCGCGATCTCTTTGCCAAGCAGATCAGGGAATCCTTTGACTGCATTGACTCTTGTCCGCCATTCGCCTTTCCAGGATGGTGGCAGGTTGGTGCCATACATCACGGGCTCGGCGTATTCCATGCTGTTGATGATTCGCCCGGTGTAGGGCTCGCTGATGTTGGCTTGCCAAGCCTGACGAAGCACCCCAGTGTCCACAGGCGTGCCCAGGTTTGGCGGCTGCCGGACCTGCAGCTCGTACTGCCATTTCAGCGTCGTGCGCTTGACCAGCGCCTGAATCTGCTCGTCGTAAAGATCTCCGATCTGGTCTAGCCGGATGTTCCGTGCCATCGCTACGCCCTCAAGATCAGCTCGTAGACGATCGCCGTGTTGTCCTGCTCCGTCGTATTTACCTGGATGACCTGGTGGACCACGCTGCTGATAACGATCCGATCTTTCGTCTCCGGCGCAGTGGTCACGGCAGAAGCCGCAATCACCAGGCGCTTGTCGCCTGCCTGCACCAGCTCGTTGACTTCGCGCAGCGCCACATCGCTCAGCACGCCTTTGACCGTGGCATCCGACTCGCTTTCAGTGATCGCGCCGGTCGTCGTGTTGTAGCTTCCGCCCGTCACGATCCGCACGGTCACATCACCGCCGAACTTGCCGACGACTTTGTTCGCGACCTTGCGTAGCGAGCTGGAAAGCGCCATCAGATTCGATACGCAATGCACGCCCCATTCTGGAGCTTGATGCTGGTGATATACCCCGCGATATGAGCGCCCTGGTCGACGGAGACGCCGCCGAAGCTATCGTCAATAATGTTCGTGCTAACGATCGAGTCGATCGTGCTGTTTTCGTAAAAGTCGATCTGGATAAACGTGCCCGTGTGAGTCTCGGTGTCATTGATCACCTCCGCGCCCAGCGCGTAATCAATGCCGGAAATAGCAGACCCTGCTTTAGCCATGTCAGATCTTGTAGGCGATCACGGCGCCACCGCTATTGAGCGTGAAGGCAGTGAACACGCCCTGGATGACAAAGCCTGCAGGCAGCGATTCTCCAGCGATGCTGTTGCCCGTCCAGTTCTGGGCAGTCAACGCGCTGAAACTGGTGTTGTTCTTCAGGATCGAGATCTTGTTCCAGCGCCCAGTTTGCGCGTCCGTGTTGCTGACGAAGTCAGCGCCAATGCTGTAGCTCGGGTCAATCTGAACGCTTCTATGCATGATCAGAGCCTGTAGGCGACGACAGTGCCGCTGGTCAGCGTGATGCTGGTGAAGACCCCATACATCTCGCAGCTCGCCTTGAGGGGCACAGCGGAGAGGGTGTTGCCGGTGTAATCCTCAGCGCTCAACGCATTGATCACCGAGTCCTCAAGAGCGACGATCTTGCCGAAGCGTCCGGTATGCGCCGCCGTGTCGTCGATGTATTCAGCGCTCGGGTAGGCGTACCCCATGATCAGCTCCGCTTGACGGCGA